GAAGAGCAGGGCTACACTGTTGCTCATATTAAGACCGACTCGGTCAAGATCCCCAACGCAACACCGGAGATCATCGAGCAGGTCAAGCTCTTTGCCGATAAGTACGGCTACGATATGGAGCACGAAGTCACGTATGCCAAGCTCGGATTGGTAAACGACGCGGTCTATGTGGCCAAGAAGGATGAGTGCATCTCTAACTGCTGGTCCGCCACCGGCTCGCAATACCAACACCCGTACGTCTTCAAGAAGTTGTTCGGATATTCGGACGACATCAACTACAACGATTTCTGCGAAACGAAGCATGTTCTGCAGAGCGCGTTGTGTCTCGATTTCGGAATGCACGAGAATGGCGACGGCGTTGCAGCGTGGGGAACGCTAGATAATAGCGACGACCTAATTCTCGACGAGGTAGAGGGTGGCTGGGTCGACCGCGCCACCGCCATTATGAAGAAGATGAAGAAGACTGGTATATCTGAGGTAGAGCAAGCTAAGATCTATGATCGAGCGCTTGAGAACCTCATCTTCGTCGGTAAGACTGGTCGCTTCACCCCCGTTAAGGAAGGTTACGGCGGAGGTCAGCTGTGGCGAGTCAAGGACGGTAAGGCGTATGCAGTCCAGGGCACTAAGGGCCGACTGTGGGTGGATTCCAACGTTGGTTTGGGGTTGCCCGCAGAAGCTATCGATCTCGATTATTTCGAGAACCTAGTGACTGAGGCTGTTGCTAACCTCGAGAAGTTTGTTGAGGGTAGTAGCTTTAGTACGGTCGATGAGTTCCTTTCCTAAAATTAGATCGGTAGGATCTTGGTGCGAATGGGCGTAGAATGCGGACAGCGCTGGTTCCTTTCGAGGAGCTGGCGCCTCCGCCCCATATTCCGGCGAATTCCTCGAGGGTTCGCCGTCGGACCAGTAATGGTTATTCGCGGTAAGTGGTAACATAGAACATGCTCAACCATCCCCCATTATATTGCACAGGAGCTTAACCGTAATGCAGAAGGTTCTGGACTCGGACGGCAATCGCGTTATCCTGGCTACGCTTGGTACGAATGGCGTTATCAAGTATGGCCCGGCTGCGAAGCGGGAGGAAAACCCACTGGAGCGAGAGCGTCGGGAGAAGTTCTGGCGGTCGTTGGGCAAGAAGATCCGCAAGGGCTCCTCGATCAAGTAACACCCGTTCGACCATTTATATTCATACAATCAGAAAGGTTCCATCTCTCATGTTCCGTGTTTACAAGGTCAAGCCGAAGGTCTCCGAGCGAATCAAGGCGATTCAGGTTACCGAGGATCAGGCAAATCTGATTGCATTCAACCTGATGGGTCGTGTTATCACCAGCGACACCAATGTTCGGGATGAGAGCGGCGCGATTCACCCCGCTGGTGTTCAGTTTCCGACTCTGGACGGCGTGAAGTTCTGCCCTATGGGCGACTGGATCGTGCGCCACGACGACGCGACCTTTGAGATTATCCAGAACGACATGTTCGTCGAGAACTGGGAAGTTGCTCGCAACACCAACGCGAGCTAATGCGCACCTGCTGGCATTTTTGGCGGTGGCGACATATTCACCAGGGCGGGACGCATTGTGCGTGGTGCTGCGTGAATCGGCCATATAAGTAAGCGGATAGGCGACGGCGTTGGCTTAACAGCTGGCGCCGTCGCCTTTGTGGGTGGATGAGAGCGGGAGAGAAGGAGGGTATCTAATTAATGACTATCCGCGGCCTTGTTATTTTAGGTAACGAAGACGTCGGTACTTTCGACGTGAAGACAAACGAAGTTGCCGTGGTTATACACAAGGTTAGTACGAGCTTCCAGGAACTTCTCGAATTTGCCTCCGAAAATGGCTTGACTGTTGAATTACTGTTGAAGCCGGAATACGAACAAGCTTAATAAGTCAATCAATACAAGGACAGATGACCAAATCTACCTCTTTCGCCTGCGACGTTTGCGGGTGGTCGGGCACGCATCCCTGCGTTGTTGGTAAGGTAGGGTCACGGGTCTGGATTAAACAGATACCTTTAGGCCAGTGGCACGCGGCTCGACGAGACAAACTTAAAAAACTCAAGCAACTGAAGGATACCGTATAATGTCTGGCGCACTGAGGGCTCGACGGCGAGAAACCGTTACGTTCGAAGATACGGCAATTATTTTCCGCAACTTCGCAGGGGAAAAGCGAAGGTACAACTTCCAGGGCGATCGCAACTTCAGCGTTATGATTGGCGAAGAGGACGCCAATCGGCTCGAGGCGGGGGGCTGGAACGTTAAGCCTCTAAAGCGGCGTGAAGAGGACGAGCAGCAGCTATATCACCTCAAGGTTAAGGTTAACTTCGATAACCGTCCACCGCGGGCATATCTAGTTAGCAATGTAGACCCAGAGACTGGTCTCGGACGTAGCAAGACGCTTCTTACCCCAGACCTAATTGGAATGTTGGACAAGCTCGAGCCAGCTCTGATCGACCTCACCATCGTGGCGCACGATTGGAAGCGGGACGATGGATCGAGCGGTCGTACGGCTTATCTGCAGTCGATGTTCTTCACTATGTACGAGGACGACCTCGAGTCCAAGTACGCGCATCTCGAGCAGCAGCTGGGTGGTTCGGGCGGGCGCAGCGACGGTAAGGCTCTCGAGTCGGGTATCGACCACGAGAAGATCATCGAGGGGGAATACCGGGAAGACTTCGACTAACCAATAGAAAGGTATTTTACCAATGGATCTTACCGAGGCCGAATACGATGAAGCGCTTATAGAGTTCGCTGCTATCGAGGAGTTGGTGGAGAAGAATGTCGTGGGTGCACGGAGTGATAAGGGTTCCGGCTATTGGTGCTGGCCGGTTCTAAATTCCGATCTTCTTCCTGGGTGGGTTCGTCCAAACTACCTCTGCTACGGCGAGATCCGTTGGTACTACGAAGCATAGCAACAAGTTAGCAAAAGTAGGGTGCTACAGAAATGCCTGTGATACACTCTTTTTGCGCATGTGGGGGCCGGCGTAGTTAAGAGTTAGCAACACATAGACAATACACATCTATTTATCCTTTCCGCGAGAGGAAATTGTTAAGTGAAGGCCACCCGGTTCATGCGTAAGCCTTTCTTTGTGAAGGGCCACAAGGTTACCGAAGAGAACATGCACTCCCTCGCGAAGTGGTGCCAAGGCACAGTTGTCACGGATGGCAACGATAAGCCTTTGTTTGTTCGAGTGCCTGTGGATAACCCCACTAAGAGGTGGCAGACGGAGGCATACCCCGGTACGTGGATTGTGGTATCCGTTATTCGCAATCGTATGGGTCTGCACCGAAGCTTTAAGGTGTATCTGGAGGAGTGGCTTCTTCAGCAATTCTTCGAGGTTGAAGAAGATCTTCTGGGTTCCGATGGCGATGACGATATTAGTACGCAGGGGTCTGGGGAGGCACCCTCTACTACGGCCACAGAGCCCGCAAGCAACGTGCGTAATTTCCCGGTCCCAGGTCCGGGGCCGCGCAACAATATGACGGCTAGCTTTAAGACCGCCAACTAGTTATGCGACGATGCGTGGCGGGGGTCTTTCGAGGTCCCTGCCACGCATTTATTTACCCAAAATAGCATCTAAGCCGGAGAATCCGTGCCCAAAAAACTTTACGAGTCTACTACGACATTATATCCACGACTCGACAAAGACCACGTTGACGTTGCTAAGGATATTCTTACCGACCTTCTCGATAAGAACCCTAAGTATACGGATAAAAAACTTCACCTGGAGCTTACTTTGACGGAAAGTAAGGAGACCGGAAACGCCAATTTACGTATTGTGATTTCGGATCCTACTAACTTGTCCGCGAAAGAAATGTTGTTTTACGGAGCAGTTATTTTGCTCGCGATCCTACTCAACATTTTCGTTCTCTAGAAGGAGTGGTACATGAACGTCGACGACATCAAGGACTACGTCCTGACCAACAAGAAACCGTTAGTCATCGGTGTAGTTATCGGCTTCGTCGTTAGCCGTATTCTGAAGTAAGGATTAACGTGCGCATCTTCAACCCCAACCCCATGGATCCGCCATGGCAACCAATTGCTCCACCGCGGACCCCACCACCAAACCCCACTCCAGAACCTACCCCTGAGCCCAAGAAGAACTAGTAGAAAGAGAGTACTGATTACTCATGCGTAGGCTCAAGCTCGAAAAAGTCACCGGATTCGTTGCTCTGTCGTACCTGGTGTTGATTCCTGTCGGAGCGTTGATCGTCTGGCAGAAGGTTCAGTACATCGATCAGGACGTCAGTGAGCTGTGGGAGAAGAGCGAGATGCCCCTCGCCGAGCCGCGACCGGCGGTGTCCATCTCCACGCTAAAGCGGCTCGTCGGCCGATGACCAATGACAGAAAAAGAAGTAGCGGAAGGAATCTGTAACGCGTACTTAGAGGCCGAAGATATTTGGTCATTTAGTGACTACAATAAAAAAGTAACAAGCATCATTTTCTATCTTCGTGCTTTGCGAGATGTTGAGGCTACACCGCACAAAGCGGTGTATGTTCAAACGAAAATCGTCAAGTTTATCAATGATCGGCTTGACGATGAATTTCGTACTCTACCGAATGAGTCCATAGAAGATCTGTTCGATCTATCGTCGAGGGTGCCGTAAAAATGGCTACGACCCGGACTCCGTCAATAACTGTAGACCAATTAGTCGCACAGATCTGTGATGGGTATGTGGCCGGTGAAAGTCTATGGCCTACCGATAGCGACGAAGATCGAGCGAAGGTCGTTGTATACTACCTCTCGTATCTTGTGATGGTGCGAAAGATTCCGTACAGCAAGGAGCGTGTTCAAAACAAAGTTATCAGCTTTCTTGAAAAGAAACGAGATGAGGCTATAAAAAAGCTACCCTTATCTGCAACTGATCGAGTTGCAGAATTGTTATCGGAGGCGATTGAATAGCGTGGCTGAGGAAAAAATCGAAAAACTAATAGTTAGTAGTCTTCCGAAAAATCAAGAATTTCTTTCCAGTTTTCTCGAGGTCCTCGATGCCTACCGCGCAACGGGAAAGGAGACGCTCACTCTTAATCAGGAAGAAGTTCGCAATCTTGGAACTTTTCTCGAGGTACAGATGCAGCTTCTTAGCGTGATAAAAGATATTCTTGCTGATGAGAAAGATCGTCATGGCTAAGTCGATCTATTCGTTTGGTGAAGAAAGCCCTCTGAAGTTCGAGATCTCCGACAAGTTGGCCGAGCGCTATAACCAGGCGGCCAAAGAGATGTACCGAGCCCAACAGCGTTTCAACCAGAAGTTCGGCAGGAACTGGAACCCTGCCGAGAAACCCATTCGAGTCAAGTGGTCGGTGAAGCAAGGAAGGGCGTGGAACGAGATGGCCGCACGTCTAGCTAAGCTGGTCGAGGAGACCGGACCGTATCACCCGAACGATTTCATGGACGACTATCTGGTGAAGAACCCTGTGAAGGGCCTTCTACGAAAGTGGGAGCACGGACCAGCCATTCCCCTTGCTGTGGCCGCAGGAGTCCTCTACGTGCTTCTCAGCAGGCGCTAGAGCTATTATATTAACACCCTTCGAAAGGTTCACCATGCCATACGTCTACCCACCCGATGAATTACACACCCCAGACGAGTGGCAGATTCTCACAGACACACGCATTCTTGATGCTGACGGGTGGAGTGGTAAGAATGGGCGACCGTGGTCCGACCCTATTGATTTCGAAGAGTGGTCACGCCGAGCGTCTTCCTCTACGCAACAAAGCAAAGTACCAGAGCATCTATGAAAGAGTCGATAAGGTGCCATTGTGGGCTCGTATAGCGCTCGTTAATGCATTCTGGGCGTCTGGCTTTGTCGCGATGGCTCTTATGGCATATTTGGAAAAGAACTGAAAGCAGACCCATATCCCCCAAAACGGAGGCCGCACATGATTGTCAAGGCGGTGACGGTTAACCCCCACGATATCATCGAGGATTTCCAAGAGACGTATCGGCTGTTCCTGCAGACTAACGGCTATAGCGACTCCCCTGTCGTTAGGGCTGGGTTCTACACGGCGGCTAAGCAAATCGTCATCGAGGAGCCTGTCCCCCACGAAGAAGCGCAGAACGAGGTGTTGAGGCGCCTTGAGATGCTTCGCATCGAAGCCATCAATGAATTCCTCGAGTATATCGAGATGACGTTCGATAGCGTGGCAGAAAGCCGCCTTCTTGCCTGACAACGCATCAAAAAGGTCAGTGGGATAGAGCCCGGTAACACGGGCTCTATCTTTTTGCCTTCGCAGAAAAAACATGGGTTATTATGAGACCCTTACGAAAGGATTTATAATGACCCTTAAGAATCTGAAGAATAAGATTTCCCGTAACGTCCCCGAGATTATCGGAGTGACTGTCGCAGTCGCAACCGTGACCACCGCAGTGGTTGTCGTCGTGAAGACGTTGAAAGATGGAAACATCGCAACGACCATCCGAGACACTATTGTAGGAAACGGTGGAAACATCGACTTGTCGAGCGTCGACGAGATCAATAAGATCTACGACATAATCGGAGAAGCTACGGAAGCCAGTATCAGCTTCATAACCAATAACGACGCCATTATCTTCCTCTCTAAGTAGTTTAAAGGAGCCCGGTAACACGGGCTCCGCTTTTTCTCGCATGGAAAACATGGGTTACAATGAGAACCCTACTGTGAAAGGTACCATTATGTCTACCCCCCTCGCTATCCTTCTTATCTTTGTCGCTCTGCTTATTGCTGGCGCCGCATACTACTATCACGTTACCACGATTCGCCGCCTGAAGGCCGACGCGCGCACTGCGCTTCGCAACCAGGCTATGGACTTGAATCTGGCTGCGTTTGAACGTGGCGTTGCAGCCGGTAAGGCTGCAATGAAGGAAAAGAAGAAGGTCGACCCCGAGACCATGCTTATCGCTAGTTAGTTCTTATAGGAGCACCCTTAAACAAGGTGCTCCACTTTTTTCTCGCATGAAAAACATGGGTTATAATGAGAACCCTACGAAAGGACTTATCATGTTCCTGTACATCGTGATTGCCATTCTCGCTCTTGCTATCGGTATTATCCCCACCGTCATCCACTACAAGCTGAAGATCGCCAAGCTCAAGAAGTCCCACGAGACTGCCTTGAAGCTGGAGTTCGACAGTTCGTTCCTCGTCGGATACGACGAGGGTAAAATCGAAGGTAGGCGCGCTGGCATACTCGAGCAGATCAAGCTGAGTAACCCTAACAAGTAGCCTCATCGCCGAACTCTATTAACTTAGGGTTCGGCCTTTGCTCGCTGAACAAAACATGGTTTTTAGTTTTTCTAAAATTGACCAAATTGTATATAATTCGCATTATACTCATCTCATACAAAGGTTATAATGGAAAACAAGAGCGAACAAGTTAAGCACCCCAGTCACTATAACCAGTATCAGGGGTTCGAAGTGATTGATGTTTGCGTTCAACTAGTTGGTCCGGATGGTAAGAGCGGCTTCAATCTCGGCAATGCGTTCAAGTACATTGCTCGTGCAGGGTGGAAGAACCCTGACAATCACATTGAAGATCTTGAGAAGGCTCGCTTCTATCTTCATCTTGAGATTGAGCGGTTGAAGAAGGCACAGTCTCAATCGCTCGTACGGGCCGATATTATGAACGCCACGGAGAGTGCCTCTGCTAAGTTAGGTGCTGTGTGGGACTCAGCGCGCGGTTGGTGTTGCCCTAACGGCGATAATAGTCCACTTGAATATGATCAGGGGTCTGAGACGCACAAGTGTATAAACTGCAACTTTGAGCAAAAGCTTGCAAATGTCCCACCGCCAGCATACGTCTATCGGTGCCCGGTGTGTACGGAACCGTTGGTCCCTGCCCCAGACGCAGCTATTACTACCTATCAATGCGCGGATGGTCATGGTAAGCGTATTTTCGATCGGTTCTATCGTACGGGCTCTGAGCTGAATGGAACACTCAGTTAAATGAACGAGGCGCCATGGATTAGCGAGCGTGTTATTTCCGAAGAACCACCAATGACTGTAGTGGCTGTAAAAGACAGTCATGGCGATATCGCCGATAGAACGCCCGAGGAATGCGACCACTGTGGACCAGGGTTTAGCATTTGGCGGTGGCGTCATAATGGTGGCCGTGAGTGCTGGCTTGAGATTGATGGTATTGGTCCTTGGGAAGGAGTGGATGATCACTCAGCACATGACTGATGAGGAACTGCGTACATATCTACGCGACCACCAGTACAAGGCATTCAAGAAACTCAACAACGGCAAGATCTTGTGTGGGGCACCAGGTTCGGGTAAATCTCGAGTAGCTGCAGCCTATTACAAAGAATACGAGGCACCAAGAGATGTCTACGTCATCACCACTGCCAAGAAGCGAGACTCCTTCGACTGGCAGGAAGAGTTTTATCAACTTGATATTGGACCCTTGTCGGGACCTGTGTCGATTCCTTATGTTGGCAAAAAAGCAGCTAAAGGGCGAGGTAAGTCTCGAACGGGAGTTGGAAATGGAAGAGATGATCGTTCGCGAGATGGTGGTGACTCAAGATCCCTCAGTGCCTATTGCGACTGTAATCGAGGCCAACGAGGATCAAGCGGGTCTGTTGGTGAACATGCAGAAACTGGAAGACATACTGGACAGAAATCCAACGTATCACGAGAGAATTCAGGAAAGGGCAAGGCGGGTCGAGTCCCTGCGAGAGGCATCTGTACGTGTGAGGCCAGAACCGATCTGGGATCCGGAGGCGGAGAGAATTCGCTTCAGGGAATTGACATTCACCCAACAGGTGCAGGAAGTTCGGACGATTCTGGACGAGGCGAACAAGACGTACTCGGAGGAAGAGCTACGCGAGGCTGCGGGTCTTACAAAGCCGGACAATACCCCTGGGTCCTCACCGTCGACTCCTGGAATAACATCGCCAAGTACGCTGATGTTGCCGGAGCCTTCTTCATCTTCGATGAGCAACGACTCGTTGGGTCGGGTGACTGGACACGGAAATTCCTTCGGATCGCCAAGCGCAACCGGTGGATTCTGCTAAGCGGCACGCCAGGGGACACCTGGATGGACTATATTCCAGTCTTCGTAGCAAACAATTTCTACAAGAATCGCACTGAGTTCAAGCGCGAGCACGTTGTCTACAACACCTTCACCAAGTTCCCGAAGGTGGATCGCTATATTAACATTGGGCGACTGATTCGTCAGCGCTCGAGTCTTCTTGTGGATATGCCGTTTGAGAGACATACAAATAGACATATCGTTGAGGTGCCGCTTAGCTACGATAAAGAACTGCTGGAGACGGTTCTTAAACGACGCTGGAACGTCTATGAGGGCCGTCCTTTACGAGACGTAGCTGAGATGTTTAGTGTAGGTCGAAAGGTCGTCAACAGCGATCCTAGCAGGCTACAGATGGTACAGGAGCTATGGCAGAATCATCCGAAACTGATCGTGTTCTACAACTTCAATTACGAATTAGAGCTCTTAAGAAGTCTGGCGGATCAGAGTACAATCCCGATGACGCAAAGCTCTTCGGGGAAGAGCAATGGTTCGAAGACGACAACGGAATCCTTTGGGAGTTTGGATTCGATAATCGCGACAAGATCTATCGATGGTTCCAAGTCGACCCCGTCTTCTACATCCCTGATGGACGAAACATCGAAGAGGAATGAAGGCCTTCGAGTATTCAATGCTCGAGACGTAGGGCCGGTTTCTAACTCCAATCAAATCTATGTGGGGCGGCCCTCCAAGTGGGGGAACCCGTTTGAGATTGGTAAGGATGGGACTCGGGAGCAAGTCATTGCGATGTTCCGGGATTACATCCTGTCGTCGGACTTGATGAAGGATCTGCACGAGCTACGTGGAAAGGATTTGGTTTGCTGGTGTCATCCTCTAGCGTGTCACGCGGACGTTCTGATGGAACTAGCGAATTCGAAAGAGCTTTGTGGAACGCCCTCAACGACAACCTCGATGAATGGATCGCAGGGTTTGTCGAACGATTCAGATCCAACAAGGATGCCTCAATTACCTTATCTGTCAAGTACGAAAGTGACCCAGAAGAAGGGCAGTCTGTCTGGCTCGACATCATCGAAGGTGATAGTCGACGCAGCATCAACCTCAGCGATAGCCGAGTGGAACGGTCATAAGCACGAACAAATACCGAAGACTGACCGGTGGCTCTACCTAGTCCAGTATACTGCTGGGGCCGAGGGATGGAATTGCACCGAGACAGATGCCATGATTATGTACTCCCGCAACTACTCATGGAAGGTTTGCGAGCAAGCGTACGGGCGGATCGATCGGCTTAACACGCCATTCAAAGATCTCTGGTACTACGATTTCACGACCGATTCCTTCATCGATAGGGCCATTGGGAGGTCATTGAAGGCGAAAGAAACGTTCAACGAGAGTGCTTTCCGACGACTGTTCAAGGGCTGACTCTTTCGTGAGGAGAGTCAGCCCTTCTGACACATATTTATACATAATGGTACATAAACGGACAACTTGGGGTCAGGAGTTGTCAGATATACCAAACCCTCTATATACCCGTCCTAATACGTAGAAAGTGTCTAATAATAGGACAATAGTATACGTAAACGGACAAGTTGGGGCTAGGGGTGTACAGATATATGAAAGTAGTACTAAACTAGGACATTTCACTGGGGAGGCGGAAGAAATTAAGGCCTTGGTGAGGGTTTCTTGGACAAAAACAAAAATAAAATCGAAAAACTATTTTAATATACCCCTCTACGGTATCTAATTAGATACCCATAAGCAATATATAGAAAAGTTTTCCCCCAAAATTTTTGGTTTTTGTCCTAGCTATACCAAAACGGACATCTAGGTAAAAACCACTTTACAGATTAGTACAAGTAGAAAGAGAGCACCCCTCACGTGCTAAGCACTGTGCCGTTCTCCGACGAACCCGAGATCTGGGTCGAGATGTTCGACTTCCCTGGATATTCAGTTAGCAATTGGGGAAACGTCATCAACTCTCGAACCGGATATCACATTAAGCCTACGAAGAACACTCGAGGTATTAGTATCGTAGGTCTTATGAAGAACGGTATCCAGCACAAGCGATCGGTCTCTGTGTTGGTTGCTACTGAGTTTGTTCCACGACCTAATAATAGGGATGTTTTCGATACCCCTATCCATTTGGACGGGGATCGTGTAAATAACCATTATCGCAATCTGATGTGGCGTCCTTTGTGGTTTGCTCGGCAGTATGCAAAGCAGTTCACGGATGGGCATCAAACATATGACTATCCGCTTGAAGATGTAGAGTCCGGCGAAATCTATCAAAACTCTATGCACGTCGCTACAGTCAACGGTCTTCTGGATTCGGAGATCTATGTGGCTATGATCAACAATACGTATGTTTGGCCTACCGGTCAGATCTTCCGTGATGCACGTGAAAATTAGATACCCTAACGCTCGCAAAACATGGATAATAATAGAAGGGATAGAATAAGCCGTGTTTTTTCTGCGATGAATGGATAATCCTTTGGCACGACAAGGTGAAGGTCGATACAAGACCAAGTTGACCGATAAGATCTACGCGCGGTTCGGTGAAGACAACTGCGAGGTCATCATCTTGGATAATCGCCAAGGACATCCCGATCGACTGGTCGTTTTCAAGGGTGGCTTCTGGGCTTTCCTCGAAGCGAAGATCAGCGCTACCGCAGATGTACAACCGAATCAACCGTACTATATAGAAAAGTTCGGTCGATGGTGCTTCGCGGCTTTTATCCATCCCGAGAACGAAGAGGCCGTTCTAGATGAGCTTGAAAAAGAATACAAGAATCATCGGACAGCACGCATTTCTTAGTCCGAGTAATTATCATTGGCTCGACTACGACGAAGAAAAACTTCGTCGCGTGTATTTCGAGAAACAGCAAGCGTCTCGAGGCGATAAAATGCACGCCTATGCTCAGCAAGCAATTGAGCTTGGTATCGTGCAGGCTGACAACAACACCACTATGAGTATGTATATCAACGACGCTATTGGTTTCCGCATGGAAGCTGAAGTTCCGTTGTATTATACAGAAAATTGCTTTGGTACTGCTGATTCGGCTGGTATTCGTAATGAGCGTGGTAAATACGTTCTTCGAATTAGTGATCTGAAGACCGGCATCATCCCAGCAAGTATGAAGCAGCTACTTATTTATGCAGGTATCTTCTTTTTCGAGTATGAGGATCTCTTCGATCCGAGAGATGTATCGGTTGTTCTAAAAATTTATCAAAACGATGCCATCGATGAATTCTTGCCCGAGTCTTCGGACATTATATTAACTATGAGTAAAATCAAGGCCGCCGCGAAGATGATTGCCTATTGGAAAGCGGAGGACTAAGAGTGGTTACCATTCGAGAAGAAGATCACTTCGCCCACTACGGGATCCTTCGCAAATCAGGACGCTATCCTTGGGGTTCAGGGGAGACCCAAGGCGAACGTAATCAGACCTTTCTGGGTATGGTGAACGACCTTAAAAAAGAGGGTCTGAACGACACCGAGATTGCTCGTGGTCTAGGCATCACCACCACCCAGCTTCGCGATGCTCGTACTATTATTCGTAACGAACGCAAGCAAGACGAGATCCACATGGCTCAGAAGCTGAAGGAAAAGGGCCTCTCAAACGGAGCCATCGCCTCTCGTATGCGAGAGGCAGGTTATAAGGTCTCGGGAGAATCTCAAGTTCGTGCCTTGCTCAACCCGAGTCAGGAACGTAAAGCCAAGATTCTTACTACAGTAACTGATACGCTTCGCAGAGCCGTAGATGAGAAAAGTTATATTGACGTTGGTTCGGGCGTTGAGTATCAGTTGCAAGTTACTAGTACCAAGCTTCGCGCTGCACTTCAGCAGTTAAAAGAAGAAGGGTACGTTGTACGCGAAGTCAAGATTCCGCAAGCTACTACTAATAATCAGACGAACATGCGAATCTTGGCCAAGCCGGGAACTTCATGGGCCGATGTCCAGAAGAATCGACATCTGATCCAGCAAATTCAAGAGTTCTCTAACGACGGTGGTCTAACTGTACTCGGTATGGCGCCACCTAAATCCATCAGTTCAAAGCGAGTGGGCATTCGTTATGACGAAGATGGTGGAAGCGATGCCGATGGCGTTATGTACGTGCGAGACGGCGTTGATGATGTATCTCTAGGTGGTAAGAGATACAGCCAAGTTCGAGTAATGGTTGATGGAACCCATTATCTTAAAGGTATGGCTATTAAGGTTGATGGCAAGCAGCTGCCTGACGGAGTGGACATCTTGTTCAACACGAACAAGAAAAATACTGGTAACAAGTTAGATGCTATGAAAGAACTAAAGAAGACGCCTGACGGAGAAGTCGATCAAGACAATCCCTTCGGCGCTAGCATCAGTCGACAAATTGGTGAGCGCGACCCACGAACCACCAAAGTCGTTAAGCCCACCTCAGTGATGAACATCGTTAACGACGAGGGTGACTGGGATAAGTGGTCTAGAAGCCTCTCTTCGCAGATGCTGTCAAAACAGAGCCGTTCGTTGGCTAAGGATCAACTTCAGCTCACGTACGACAAGAAAAAAACAGAACTTGATGGCATTATGCGACTTACAAATCCATCGGTTCGTAGGAAGTTGCTTGAAGCGTTTGCAGATAGCGCCGACTCATCTGCTGTGCACTTGAAGGCTGCCGCGCTTCCTCGACAGAAGACTCAGGTTATTCTACCGATCAAAGATATGAAACCCGGTGAAGTGTACGCACCTGGTTTTAATGACGGAGAGCGTGTAGCGCTTATTCGTTTCCCCCATGGCGGAACGTTTGAAATTCCAGAGCTCACGGTAAACAACAAGAATCCAACGGGTAGGAGACTCCTCGGCTTTGACGCTCAAGATGCCATTGGTATTCACCCTAAGGTTGCTGAGCGTCTTTCTGGTGCGGACTTCGATGGCGATACGGTGCTTGTCGTACCCAATAATCTGGGTAAGGTAAGAACTACGCCCCCTCTTGAGGGTCTGAGAAACTTCGACCCCAAAACTTCATATCCTCCATATGAAGGTATGAAGAAGATGACGGCTCGGGAAAAAGGTATGCAGATGGGATTGGTTTCTAATCTCATCACCGACATGACTATTCGCGGCGCGAATACTGAAGAACTTGCTCGAGCAGTTCGTCATTCGATGGTCGTGATTGACGCAGAAAAACACAACCTCGATTACCGTCGTTCGTCTCAGGATAATGGTATCCCGGCGCTCATGTCGAGGTATCAGGGTAGAAGTACGGGTGGTGCATCTACTCTTATTTCACGAGCAACATCGCCAAAGAAAGTTCCTGAGCGCAAAGAACGAAGTGCGGCCAAGGGTGGGCCTATTGACCCGAGAACAGGAAAGAAAGTCTATGAGGAAACCGGTAAATCGAGAACGTGGATCGATGAACACGGTAAAACTCATGTTCGCGAGAATAAAACTGAAGTAGACAAGCTCGCAGACACGGACGATGCACATACTCTTTCTTCGGGCACGGTCATCGAGTCAATATACGCTGATCATTCGAATCGATTGAAAGCGTTGGCTAACCAGGCGCGTAAAGAACTAGTGACCATTAAGTCGCGAAAATATAATCCTGCCGCCAAAAAAGCCTATAGCTCTGCTGTTGAAACGCTTAATTCTAAAGTAGCCACAGCTCACCAGAATGCCCCCCTTGAAAGACAAGCCCAGGTCATTGCAGCCGCTACTATTCGACTCAAGGTTCAAGCTAATCCAGACCTTAAGTTGAAAGACAACAAGGCTGAACTTAAAAGACTTAAATCGCAGGCCCTTGTTGCTGCACGTACAAGAACTGGTGCTGATAAGCAGAAGTTTGAGATTACTGATCTTGAGTGGGCCGCTATTCAAGCGGGTGCTATCACATCTCACAAACTAGATCAGATCTTAACCTATGCCGACCTTGATAGGGTTAAGGAACTAGCCACCCCCAAGACAGTCATTAAGATGACTGCCACTAATACGGCTAAGGCTAAGGCCCTCCATGCAAGAGGCTACACTTGGGCTGAGATTGCTGCTGATCTAGGCGTCTCTGTGTCTACCATTAAGGATGCAGTATCAGGTGGGGAAGGAGACTAATGGACTATTACATGCTTACCACTACAGACAATCCATACAGTCCTGTAACCCACTATGATGAGTGGTTAGCATGGGACATGCGATACTACAATAGTAATTCATTGTTAGCTAGAGTGGTACGTACATCGTCCGAATTATCGGATTCTGATCAAGAACTAGCCATTCAAGAGGCAATAGATAAGATTGTCACCGAGAATGTTTCTGGAGAACATACAAAGGTCAGAGCAGACTCGCAAGCAGTTTCTACATTGGAGTCCGGAAGCAGCACGGATCTCACAAGGGATCGTGCGGCGTAAGATAGTAGAAGAGAATAGGATGTTCTTTAATGAGGCTTTGAGCTATTGGAGAACGCGCTCTAGTATTTAAGGTATAGGGGAGGGGGGTCTCGCAAAAAAGACCCCCCTCCTGCATCGCCGCCTTCCTATTTTTTCCTCCGGGGGGACTTTTTGAAGAAAGTTTTCAGGCCCCGGCGGGTCCCGTCAAGGTAAAGCTCAATCCCAAAAGGGTCGGGCCAGGTGGTTCGAATCCACTAAGGGGCACTGAGATCGGTACCTTTTAAGGTAGTCCACAAACGTGAAGCCTATCAGGAGCGCGCTACCACTCGAAAATCGCACGGCCAGTAGGCAGCCCGATAGAATCTCTGAGGTATGGGAGAGAGGTGCGTTCGGGACGGGTGGGAGGAACTACTAACTCTTATTGTTCGAAAGGATTGACATGACCATCGAGTCACTCGATGACCTTCGACCGGGTGACATCATGATCTCCGGTCAGTCTACCGCACCGAACAAGCTGCTCGTCTATGCGGGACAGCTTATCATCGGCGAGCAGTTCCGTATTGGTAAGTTCGCGGCAGGTCACGCCGGCATCGTGACCCCAGGTGGAAAACTTGTTGAGGCCATGCCGTCGGGCGCTCGTGAGCGGGATCTCCGCGCCTCCGACTGGTCGCCTCAGCACATGTACTTCCGTCTACCCGAGGACTACCCAGACCAGCACTTCTATGCAGCTAGCATGGCGCGGGCAATGATCGGTACGCCTTATTCATTCATGTCATATGTCTACCTAGCAGCTTATCGTTTTGGGATTAAGTCAGAGTGGCTTGTCCGGCGTATCGATCGACGTCACGCGGTACATGTAGAGTACGCGCCACTTACCAACCTCGATTCCGAATCAAGAGTAATGGCTCCCGTCGAGGCTATCTGCTCTGTTCTTGCCGAGCAGGCTTGGACGCTCACGGGTAAGACCGTCGTTCGCGGTACGCGTCCGCAGGTGGTTACTCCTGGCATGTTAACCAAACACCTCTGCGGACGCTCTGACATCATCCGCGGTGGAATGAGCGCCTGGTAACTGAGAGTTAGATACCCTAGCGGAGAAAACACGGGCTGTCCTGTTTTGCCTTTTTGATCACCTAGCAAAGGAATCTGCACTATGTCCAAGTCAACTCCAATTGTAGCGACGGTTGTTGCTGGTGGAACCGCTCGACCTAATCAGACGTCTCAGCGAATTATTCTGTTGAACTCTGATGGTACCGCAGCCAGCACTGTCAAGAAGCAGGCTGCTCAGACCAACAGTACTGCCACGGACGTTGCGGGTCTCGTGACGGACTTTAACGCTCTTCTCGTGAAGCTCCGAGCAGCAGGCGTTATCTCTTAGGCGTAGAGAGGGCGACGGGGTCTACCGAGATATTTTGCTAGACCCCCTCTTCCCCGCACCCCATCTCCCCCACAAAAACCTACTAGAAAGGAGTTGAAACCGTGCCTAGGCGAAAGGAAACTTCTCCGAGCGAACCTCTAACCCATCGCAGACCGGCCTCAACTCCTGATGCACGAGAAGCTCAGATGATTGATCTGGCGGACCAACTAGCCGAAAGGCAGTTGCGCGACGGTACCGCTTCTTCTCAGCTTATCACTCACTATCTAAAGCTTGGTTCCTCTCGCGAAAGACTCGAGCAAGAGAAGATCGGGCTCGAGACCCAATTAGTCAAAGCTAAGACTGAGGCTATTGCTGGGCAGCAGCGTCAGGAAGAGCTGTTTGCAAAAGCAATCAAGGCCATGCGTGCGTATCAGGGTGGATCTTCTTCTGAAGAGACTGACGAGGACTTTGAATGATCAAGACATATTCGGAACTCAATAGTCTTGGTACTTTCGAAGAACGCTTTACCTATCTTAAACTTGGTGGCTTTGTAGGGAACGCGACGTTTGGTTACGATCGTTATTTGAACCAAGAATTCTACAAGTCAAACCTATGGCGACGTGCTCGAAACAGCGTTATTGCTCGAGACTATGGCCGAGATCTTGGTATAGAAGGTCATGAGATCTACAATCGGGTATACGTGCACCATATGAACCCGATTCGACCTGACGACATAAAACATTCGAACGTTGATATTCTTGACCCTGAGTTTTTGATTTGCGTAACCCACGATACACATAATGCCATTCACTACGGCGATGAAAGTTTACTCAAGAGACGCCAACTTGTCGTGCGTCGTCCTGGTGACACAAAGCTTTGGTGAGAGTTAGATACCCTAGCGGAGAAAACACGGGCTGTCCTGTTTTGCCTTTTCGATCATGAAGGAATAGTTTATGAAGCCCTGTAGAACCATGTCGCAGCAGCAGGAGGCTGTTCGTGTCGACGCTTTCGATAGCTGGGAGGCCTTCTCGTGAGCAAAACGAATCTTCCAGATCGCGCGAAGACTTTGGTTTTCTCCCACGTCAAGACTCATCTCGAGAAGACCGACCTCCACGTAACTTTCTCGGAAGACGAGGTTTACGTGGTTTGGTTCTCTTTCGTGCTAGGAAATTGGAAAGCCCTCCTGAGCACGACTCTCCCGGACGGGATGTATTACGAGGTCACCTACAACAAGGATCGACAGGAGACCTACATCGACTCGTACAAGAAGTGGGAGAACGTTGTCGTTCCCGACAGCGAGCCTTACTGAGGTCTGATTGCGTTTACGCTATCTATGAAGCAAGGTCCAGCTTTACAGTCAAGGAGAGCTTTTAATGTCGGTCGGACGCGAAGAGATTCGTAATCGTTTCGGCTTCCACCCGGGAACCAGCACCACCATCCCCCAACACGAGCGAGTTCGAGAAGCGTTCATCTCTTTCGCCGAGTTTCTCGACAAGGTTCTACCTGATAGTGAAGCTAAGTTAAATTCGCTTACCAACCTTCAGATGGCATCTATGTGGGCAAACTTTTCGATCGCAGAGCAGGCTCCACTTGAGAAGAAGCGACGCTACAACATTATCACTCGCAACGACTCGACCTCTAACCCCTAGACCCAAGCCGCGACCGGACAGAAGGCACACTAAAAGTGAAGGATCGTCAAAATGGCAGATGAAAAGCAGACCGAAAGTACTCAGCTCGAACTGAGTTTTCCCAATCCCGACGACTTTCCGTCCTACGACGAGGTGGATTCCGAGCAGGGCCAGGCCGAGCTTCCTGACAACAGTTATGATGAGTCGTCTGTAATCGATTCTGAGAGTGGGTGCTGTGTCAATGGCTAAGTCTCAGAACGGCTATGAGGCAAACAACTACAGTCTCATCGCTAGTTACATCATCGCGCGAGATGTCAAGATCAGCCTTCGCAAGGGTGATGTTTCGGTCGTTCTTCTCCACTTTGCGCGGTGGTATGACCAGAACATCGAGCCACTGACCAAGACGGACACTGGCGGTTACAACCCGAAGAACATCGAAGGCACCAACGTACTGAGTAACCACGCTTCTGGTACCGCTGCAGATCTCCGGTGGAACAAGCACCCTATGGGCAAGAAGGGTACTTTCACCGCCGCACAGGCTAAGAAGATTCGTGCTCAGCTGAAGTTCTACGAGGGCGTTATTCGTTGGGGCGGAGACTACTCTGGTCGCATCGATGAGATGCACTACGAGATCAACAAGAACGCTTCTGAGGTCGCTCGGATTGCGAAGAAGTGTAAGGGCGTTACTACTCCGCCTAAGCCCCCGACCCCTAAGCCCCCCGCGGCGTTGGTTGTCAAGAAGGGTGCTAAAGGCCAGGTAGTCATTCACATTCAGGACTTCTTCCGTCGGGTCTTTCCCGGCTACCGTAACGAGGTATCCGTCAAGCGCGGTCAGGTTATTTCGGTGGATGGTGACTTTGGTGCTCAGACTGAGGCCTGGGTCAAGGAGTTCCAGGAGCGAACCAAGCTGAAGCAGGACGGTGAGGTTGGTCCACTCACCCTTGCAAAAATGCGTTCGTACGGGTATCGTTTCTGATGAATTTCGGCGAAGCGCTTGAAGCGCTTAAGGCAAACCACCGAGCTTCTCGTGCGGGATGGAACGGGCGGGGTATGTGGATTGTTCTCTCGCCGGGGTTTATGTTGACCAGCGATCGAGTATTTTCCAAACCCATTGCTGCCGACATCGATGGTGGGGTTGGTGTGTTCCGACCCTATCTTATGATGCGAACTGTGGACGCTGAATTTGTTCCATGGGTAGCTTCGCAAACTGATATTCTCGCCGAAGATTGGCAGGTTGTTCCTACTAACTAGGAAGGGGATTTCCACGTGGATGTTAGTATCCTCACGACTGTGAAGAAGAGTCTTGGTTTAGTTGAAGACGATGCGTCTTTCGATACCGATATTCTTCTCTTCATCAATTCAGTTCTGGCTAACCTGAATCAGATTGGTGTCGGTCCTGAGAACGGTTTTCAGATCGAGGACAATACGGCTACGTGGGAATCCTTCCTCGGCACCGACCCTCGATTGAACAACGTAAAAACCTTTGTATATCTCAAGGTCCGAATGCTCTTTGATCCACCTGCAACGTCGTTCGCTATCGCTGCGATTGAGAATCAGGCTAAAGAGCTGGAGTACCGAATCTACACCGCGCGGGAGGTGGCACAGTGGCCAGAACCGGTCACAGTCGTACTGCTAACCCCGTAGTTGATGACGCTGTTATTCAGCACTATGGTGTTAAAGGTATGAAGTGGGGCGTTATTCGAGATAAAGTAGCATCAGCCGGTCGCGCCGGAGGTAAGGTCGTTAAAACGGCGTATCAACCGTCGCAAGATGCGAAAAAGTCTCATGTATACATGGCTCGAGCGAAGCTTGGTGGCGTTCAGAATCTCAACAATCATGAGATGCGTTTGGTTATTAATCGGATGAAATTGGAACGCGAATACAAAGAGCTATACGGCGAACGACAATGGCATAACGCCGGCAAGAAGTGGGCTGGCCAGTTCGTTAACGATGTACTCAGGGACGTCACGGTTTCTTGGCTGCGAAATCCTTTCGCAAATGGGGGCGGAAACACCGGACCCCTTCGTGCTGAATCTTGGACTACCGGCCAAAACTTCGCTTCGGCAATCGAGAGCCCTCGACGAGCAATTGGTTCATAAAAAGTGAAAGGAGGTTGGCGATGGCGTTGTCAAACACGGCAACACCTTATTACTACGGTATGTTCCGCGAAGCGGTCATCCGTGGAGAGATCCCTGTTAATGAAGAGATTTCGTTGGAGATGAACCGCATCGATAGCCTCATCGCCAACCCCAACTTTTATTACGATGACGAAGCTATCAACGGCTTTATTCTCTATTGCGAAAACGAGTTAACACTAACTGACGGATCTGATCTACACTTACTGCCTTCCTTCAAGCTTTGGGCAGAGCAGATTTTTGGTTGGTGGTACTTTACTGATCGTAGTGTGTATGAGCCGGATCCAGATAACCTGGGCGGAACGTACGTAACAAGAACCATTAAAAAGCGTTTGACGGTCAAGCAGTATCTTATTGTTGCCCGAGGTGCTGCTAAGTCGGTGTATGAATCATGCATTCAAAGTTACTTTTTGAACGTTGACACGCATACGACGCATCAGATCACCACGGCCCCAACGATGAAGCAGGCTGAAGAAGTCATGTCTCCGATTCGAACTGCGGTTACTCGAAGTCGAGGACCACTGTTCAAATTCTTGACTGACGGCTCTCTACAGAACACCACGGGCTCTAAAGCCAATCGAGTCAAGCTCGCCGCCACCAAGAAGGGCGTCGAAAATTTCTTGACCGGGTCTTTGCTCGAAGTTCGCCCAATGTCAATCAATAAGCTTCAGGGCCTTCGAACAAAAGTAGCCACAGTAGATGAATGGTTGTCTGGAGATCTCCGCGAAGACGTCATCGGAGCAATTGAGCAAGGCGCCTCCAAACTTGATGACTATCTCATCGTGGCTGTCAGCTCTGAGGGAACCGTTCGCAATGGTTCTGGCGATACCATCAAAATGGAACTTGCTTCTATCCTCAGAAACGACTATCAGGCACCACACATCTCTATCTGGCATTATAAGCTAGATAAAATCGATGAAGTAAACGATCCTCGGATGTGGCTTAAGGCTAACCCGAACCTGGGAAAGACGGTAACGTATGACACCTACCAATTAGATGTTGAACGTGCCGAGAAAGCGCCTGCGTCAAGGAATGACATTCTCGCCAAGCGCTTCGGAATTCCGATGGAGGGTTATACGTACTTCTTCACCTACGAAGAGACGATTCCTTTCCGGCGCCAACACTTCGACGGAATGCCGTGTGCGATGGGTGCGGACCTATCGCAGGGCGATGACTTCTGTGCATTCACCTTCCTCTTTCCTGTAAGGAATGGGTTCGGAGTAAAGACGCGCAGCTACATTACAAGTCTAACGCTAGCCAAGCTTCCAAGCGCTATGCGCCAAAAGTACGAAGAGTTTATGCAAGAAGGTAGTCTTCACGTTCTCGAGGGCTCTGTTCTTGACATGATGGATGTGTATGACGATCTTGATCGTCATATTCAAACCCATGAGTATGATGTTCGATCCTTTGGTTATGACCCTTATAATGCTAAAGAATTCGTAACTAGATGGGAACAAGAGAACGGTCCGTACGGTATCGAGAAGGTTCTTCAGGGATCGCGAACCGAATCGGTACCTCTTGGTGAGTTGAAGATTTTGTCTGGCGAAAGGCAACTCTTCTTCGACGAAGACCTTATGCAGTTTGCAATGGGTAACGCTATTACACTTGAAGACACTAACGGTAACCGCAAACTGCTTAAGACTCGATACCAAGATAAAATCGATAACGTGGCTGCCCTCATGGACGCTTACATTGCATACAAGCTTAACAAGGAGGCCTTTGAATGATAGTTGGACAAGAGAAGCCTCCTTTGGATGAGCTTGCTCACTTCGGTGTCAAAGGGATGAAGTGGGGTATTCGTAAGGAAGATGAGCCTACCGGAATACTGGCACTTCAAGCGTCGAAATCCTTGACTATTGATCCAAAAGTACCTAAACCAACACAGGCTGCTGCGAAAGAAGTAGCTTCACTGATGGATAAGCGGTACGGTTTTCACATCAGCGATATTAGGCTGATGGATCCAAAAGAGCCAGGCTATAGTCCGGACATGGTTGGGTATGTGAAACCGGGGGTTCGTGGACAAGGCGCGGTTATCCACGTAGGTACAAAGGATCCTCATAAGGATCTAAAGCACTGCGAGCATGTTGGTTGGCTCGGTGAAGGTTGCGGGAACACAAAAGCTTTTCTCACACATGAATCGGCACATGCAATCTTTCATGTCGACGACAAGCTAAAAACAGGTTTTCTTGCGCCTAAACTTGTTGGCGCTAATATTCAGGCTCGTGATAAAGCACTTAAAGTAGCAGTTAAGGCAGCTAAAAAAGATGGTGTTTCGCGAAGCAACTTCGTAGCTAAGGTTTCCGGTTACGCTCAATCATCTGGTAATCGGCAAGAACTAGAGGCTGAGCTATTTTCCCAATATCACTGGAGTCCGAACCCGCCAAAATTCGTACAAGAGTGGGGGAAAACTCTTCATAATGAACTGGGAGTCGACGACACCCCATTCCGAGAGAAGCGGTAAACATGTTTAGGACTCCGGGGTTTATTGTCCCGTCAGCTGGTGGCTTTAAGGAGGCCGAAAAGAATCTTCGCCGTCTCAACGAAGATTACGGTTTTACTCCATTCGAATTTTCTGACTTTGATGATGAAGACGTTATCGAGCACGCCGGTATCAAGGGCATGAAGTGGGGGGTTCGCAAAAGCGATATTCCTGGAGTTTCTCGAAAGGTCAGCCGAGACGCTGCCAGGGATGCTAAGGAGTTTGCTCGGGCTAGGCAATTCTACGGCGAAGGCGCTGGTAATCGTCGGAAACTGATCAAGGGTACCGTCGAGGGTAAGAGTAAGAAAGACCCAAACTACAAAAAGGCCTTTGATCACCATCTTGCTTCTCAGGACATGTCTAAGCATACGGACAAGGCTCGTTCTGAGCGCAGGCGCAAGGATGTAAAAAATACCACCACTAAAACCGCTCGAGGCGTAAGTCATATGCTGCGTGGCAACACTCAGTATGCCTCTGCGCTTGCTGCTGGTTTATTTGTGGCAGGGGCCGCGGTACATAAGACGGGCATTGATAAGGTTGTGGTTAACGCCGGTAAGAAGGCCTACCGCGATATTCGTGGTAAGAATGCTATGCGAGCAGGAATGTCTGCTTCTGAATTTCTCAAGAACATGGGTATGTCGTGATCGAGCCAGACAAGCCTCCTTTGGATGAGCTTGCTCACTTCGGCGTCAAAGGTATGAAGTGGGGGCACCGAAAAGCCACAGGTTCTCAGATCGTTTCTGCACGAAGACGCCTACGATCTGAAAGTTCGGCATATCGCAAGGACTATAAGAAATACGAGAAGTCCGCCGCCGGTTCGGAGGCGAGAGCAAAGCTTGAGAAGAACCTTCGCGATCGGCATCAAGAATATTTGAAGAACCCAGACCGAGTTATTGCTGCGCGAATGACGACCGGCGAAAAGATTGCCGCAGCCATGTTTACGTCTAGCGGCTTCGGCGTCGGCGTAACTGCGGGCACTATTGCCGGAACGGCGATCACGTCCAAAGTAATTGAATACAAGCAAGCTACGGGTGCATATAATAAGGCCTCTAACAAGCCAGTCCAGAAACGAATCGGCGCGCAGACGGCTAGAGCGCTAACCGTTACGGGAGCATTGATGTCTCCTGCCATTCTTTCATATGCAGGAAAGCAGGCTTCGGCTCGAATTATTATGAAAGCCGGCGCCAATCGCAATGCTGCTCGCGCAGCTTCCCAGGCCCCAAAGGCTATTGGGACCGTAGCCTCTAAGCTGAAGTACGCCAAGGCAGCTCGTGGCGCGTTCAAGATCACTACAATGAAGTAGAAAGGGGGTGAACATGCCAATCGTTGACCGACTAAAGCACGCTTGGAATGCCTTTATTGGTCTAGAAATTCGAAACGACTTTGCGTTTGGTAACGGACCAATGTCGTATGGCAGTACTCGTCCAGATCGAACGCGAATGACTTTTGGTAACGAGCGTTCGATTATTTCGTCGATCTACAACAGATTGGCACTCGATAGCGCCGCTATTGATATTCTTCATGTTCGACTGGACGATGAAAAGCGATACATAGGCGACGTCGATAGCGGACTGAATAACTGTCTTACCGTCGAAGCTAATATGGATCAGGCAGCTCGGGCTTTCCGACAAGATGTTGTTATGACTATGTTCGACCGAGGAGTCGTGGCTGTCGTTCCAGTAGACACGACTATCAATCCGAACGCGTCGGGAAGCTTCGACATTAAGACCATGCGCGTCGGTCATATTGTTGGCTGGCACCCCACGAAGGTACGAGTTGAGGTATACAACGAAAACGAAGGAAAGCGTCAAGAGGTAACCCTTGACAAGAAATTCGTCGCGATCGTAGAGAACCCTCTCTATACCGTAATGAATGAACCCAACTCAACTCTTCAGCGACTCATTCGCAAGCTCAGCCTTCTTGATTCCATGGACGAGCAAGTTAGTTCGGGTAAGCTCGACATGATCATTCAGCTTCCATACGTCATCAAAACTGATGCTCGTAGAAAAGATGCTGATCGTCGTCGAACGGAAATTGAAAGTCAACTTCGTGGAAGCAAGTACGGTATCGCCTACACCGATGGTACCGAGAAGATCACGCAGCTTAATCGCCCAGTCGAAAACAACCTGCTAAAGCAGGTTGAGTGGCTTACCGCACAATTGTATTCACAGCTTGGTCTAACGCCCGAGGTAATGAACGGTACCGCGGACGAAGCAACCATGAAGAACTATCATAACCGCACGATCGAGCCGATTATTGCCGCCCTTGTTGAAGAGATGAAGCGGAAGTTCATCACTAAGACCGCTCGCTCACAAAAGCAGTCTATCATGTCCTTTCGTGATCCGTTCAAGATGGTCCCCATCAGCGACCTTGCTGAGATTGCCGATAAGCTTGCTCGTAACGAAATTGTTACTGCGAACGAGATGCGGCAATTCATGGGTATTAAACCCGCCAAGGACCCCAAAGCAGATCAACTTATTAACAGTAACATGCCTCAATCTGCAGGCCAACTACCCCCGTCTAATCTTAAAACAATTGATGGTGAATTGGTAAAAACAGATAAAATAGCCATCGATCAACCGCCTACACGTAAACCAGCGCTAAAGACCGGCTCCGTCGGGGCCAGTACATCATCTACTAAGTAAGAGAGGAGAACGGTCAAAATGGAACCCGATTTCGGCGGGTACGCCACCAAGGCTGGTCTCAAGTGCACCGACGGACGAGTCATTCAGCCTCAGGCTTTCCAGCACATGGACCGCAAGAAGGTACCGCTCGTCTACATGCATGGTCACACTAGCATGGACAATGTTCTGGGCCATGCCCTTCTCGAAGCTCGTCCCGATGGCGTATATGCATACGGTTTCTTCAACAACTCGAAGAATGGCCAGTCGGCCAAGCTGGCAGTTCAGCACGGCGATCTTGAGTCGCTGTCGATTTACGCCAATCAGCTCAAGGAGATGAACAAGGTTGTCTCTCACGGCAGCATCAAGGAAGTAAGTCTCGTTCTCTCTGGTGCTAACCCTGGCGCCAAGATTGACCAGGTTCGGATTCAGCACAGCAGCGACCCGGATGACGTTACTGAGCTTGAGGAAGAGGCCATTATTCACACGGGTCTCAGCCTTGAGTTGCCGGAAGACGAAGACGACGCCGTAGAGCACGCTGATGATGAGGACGACATGGACGAGGATGTTACCGTTAAGGAAATCTACGACAACATGTCCGAAGCAGAGAAGAACGTCGTTCATTACATGATCGGCGCGGCTCTCGAGGAAAGCGGCGGTTCCGCCGAGCACTCTGACAACGACCAGGGCATCGCCCACCAGGAAGGAAATGACGACATGACCCGCAACCTGTTCGAAAGCCAGGGCGGTGCCTCGACCGAGACCCAGCACGTTATCTCTCACTCGGATGTTCAGGCTATCTTTGCCGAGGGCGTGAAGCGAGGCTCGTTCAAGGAGGCTGTGCAGGACTACGTTCTGGCGCACGGTATCACCAACATCGAGGTCCTTTTCCCCGACGCCAAGGCGATCTCCAACACTCCGGAGTTCGAGAAGCGGCGCACTGAGTGGGTGGCTTCGGTTCTCGCCGAGACTCACAAGACCCCATTCGCTAAGATCAAGACTTTGTCGGCGGATATTACTCAGGATGAGGCTCGCGCCAAGGGCTACATCAAGGGCAACTACAAGCTGGAAGAGTGGTTCGGCGTTACCAAGCGGACCACCAGCCCGACCACGGTCTACAAGAAGCAGAAGCTGGACCGGGATGATCTTCTGGACATCACCGACTTCGATGTCGTGGCATGGCTCATGGCTGAGATGCGGCTCATGCTTGAGGAGGAGCTCGGTCGAGCGATTCTGATCAGTGACGGTCGTAGTGTTGGCGCCGAGGACAAGATCAAGGACCCGTTGGGCGCTTCTGACGGTACCGGTATTCGTTCGATCCTGAACGACCACGAGCTCTTCGTGACTACTCTCTTCGTGAATGTTGCGGATGCTGAGTCGAACTACGAAGAGGTCGTCGACGCCGTTATGGACGGTATGGAGTTCTACAAGGGTACCGGTACTCCGACCTTCTACACCACGGTCAAGCAGCTTAACAAGTTCAAGAAGGCCAAGGACGGCATGGGCCGTCGGATCTACAACAACAACGCCGAGGTTGCCGAGGCGCTGGGTGTTTCTCGGATCGTCACCGTGGAGCCGATGAATGAGGTTGCTGGTCTGATCGGTATTATCGTTAACCTCCAGGACTATAACCTGGGTACCAACAAGGGTGGAGAGATCACCTCGTTCGATGACTTCGACATCGATTACAACCAGCACAAGTACCTGCTGGAGACTCGTCTGTCGGGTGCTCTGACGAAGATCAAGTCGGCTCTGGTTATCAAGGAGACCGCAGCGGCCAATGTTCTGGTTGCTCCGCTCAAGCCGACCTTCGTGGCCAGCACGGGTGTTGTCACGATCCCGAACGTGACCGGCGTGGTTTACAAGGGTAACGATGGCACTACCACGCTGTCCGCGGGTGCACAGACCGCTCTGGCGGCCGGTGCTTCTACCACGGTCTACTCGGTTCCGGCGGCGGGTTACTACTTCGCCAACACCGCGGAGGACTCCTGGCCGTTCAAGCGGCCGGCGGCCTGATAGTCGATATTCACCATGGCAAGGTTCTACGGTGAAGTTGGCTACGGCGTAACTGTAGAGGTAAGTCCAGGTGTTTGGGTGGACGACGTCATCGAGTATTTTTACTACGGTGACGTCGTCCGTAATACCAGACAACTGGAAAACGGAAACAGCGTTAACGATGATATTTCCGTGGGAAACTCTATTAGTATCATCGCCGATGCATATGCCCGTGAACATTTCTTTGCCATGCGCTATATCAAGTGGCAGGGCGCACTATGGAAGATCCAAGAGGTTGAAGTAGTGCGCCCTCGCCTTTTGTTGCGGTTGGGAGGTATTTACAATGGGCCAACGTCTGGAGTTGCAGAGTCTTCTTGAGGCGGTTCTTGGTTCTGCGTATGTATATTTTCAACCACCGGCCACTTTGGCAATGAAGTATCCGTGCATCGTCTATCAGATAGATGACGCTCGTACTGAGTTCGCTGGCAATAAGCCGTATATTTATACGAAGCGGTATCAAATCACTGTAATCGATCGGGATCCAGATAGCCCTATCCCTAATCGCATTGCATATCTTGAATCAGCTGTCTTTGACAGACAGTATACGGCAAGTAATCTTTATCACAGCGTATTCACGCTATATTTCTAGGGGAAATAAATGACCAAGCTCCTTTGGGACCAGGTCGGTCAGCGGACGTACGAGACCGGCGTGGACCATGGCGTTCTTTACCTGCCCAGCCCGATGGGTGTCTACGACAGTGGATTCGCCTGGAATGGTCTGGTTACCGTTACCGAGTCGCCGTCTGGCGCTGAGCCCAACCCGCAGTATGCGGATAACATCAAGTACCTCAACCTCGTCTCTGCCGAAGAGTTCGGCGGTACGATTGAGGCATTCACTTACCCGAACGAGTTCGCGGAGTGCGATGGTTCGGCCATTTTCCAGGGCGGTATTTCCGTCGGTCAGCAATCTCGCCGTCCGTTCGGTTTGTCTTACCGGACCAAGGTGGGTAACGACACTGTCGGTAACAACTATGGCTATAAGCTGCACCTGGTATATGGTGCTTCGGCTTCGCCGTCGGAGCGAGCTTACGGTACGGTGAACGATTCGCCGGAGCCGATCACCTTTAGCTGGGAGTTTACGACCAATCCGGTTGAGGTTGGTACGATCGGTGGCAAGGAGTACTCCCCGACGGCTACTCTGACCCTTGATTCGACGAAGGTAGACGCGGATACCCTCGCCGATCTTGAGGATCTTCTGTACGGAACCTCTGGTACTGACCCGTCGCTGCCGTTGCCGGCTGAGGTTATTGCTATGTTCGAAGGTACCGTTTCGGAAGCTATTCCGACGGTCCCCACGTACAACTCTACGACCAAGGTCATTACCATTCCGACGGTCACGGGCGTTCAGTACACGATCGATGGTGTTGTTAAGACTGGTACGGTTACCATCACCAAGAACACCATCGTTAAGGCTCGCACGCTGGCTGGCTACAAGTTCCCGGCCGACACGGATGTGGACTGGCAGTACACTTTCTAGAAAGGAGGAGCCAGAGAGTGCTCACTATTACCGTTCCGTTACCTGAAAGTTTTGATGAGGCAACGAACACGTTTATCACTAACGGGTATGAACTAGATCTTGAGCACTCTCTGGTTTCGCTGTCAAAATGGGAGTCGCGTTACGAAAAACCGTTCCTCAGCAAAGAGGAGAAGACGGTGGAAGAGACTCTTTTTTACATTCGAGAGTGTATGCTTCTTACGAAAAATCCCCCGGAAGAAATTTTCCAGGAATTTTCTAAAGACAACTATACCCAGATACAACAATACATCAACGCGAAGCGTACTGCTACCTGGTTTAATGAACCGAAAGATCGCCCAGGACCACAGCAGATTCTTACATCCGGTGTTATTTATGGACTGATGGTTGCTTTAAGGATCCCGTTCGAGCCTACGCAGAACTGGCATCTTAGCGAGCTTCTAACGCTTATTAAAGTGTGCAATGAACAAAGTAAGCCGCCCAAGAAGATGGGACGCGGTGAAGCCGCCAGACAACAAGCTGCCCTAAACGCTCAGCGTCAGGCACAATGGGGAACTAGAGGATAGCATGGGGCGCATAGCTTGGAACGTTGCTGGCTCTCGCACGTACGAGGCCGGCGTCGATCGAGGTGTTCTTTACGTCGATGCCCTTGCTGGCGTGCCTTGGGTCGGTCTTATTTCGGTCGATGAGGCTCCCAGTGGAGGCGAAGCAAAGCCGTATTATCTCGATGGTATTAAGTATTTGAACGTCTCGAATACCGAGGAATTCGAAGCAACCATCACCGCTTATACATATCCGCTTGAATTTTCTGAATGTGACGGCACCATAAGGGTTCGCCCGGGTTTGTTCTTTGGTCAACAAAAGCGAAAGCCTTTTGGGTTTTCGTACAGGACTATGGTCGGTAATGATACTGCTGGTATCCAGCACGGCTATAAGATCCATTTGGTGTACAACGCTCTTGCCACCCCTTCGTCTCGTTCGGCTTCTACTCGTGGAGAAACGACAGACGCAACCGATTTTAGTTGGAATCTAACCACACAATCCCGATTAATCGACGGGTATAATTCCACCGCACACGTTATTATCGATTCCAGATACACCCACCCTACCGTTCTGGCGTCCATTGAAGATACTCTTTATGGCAGCGACTCGAAAGTGTCAAGCCTACCTACACCCGAAGAGCTCATTGCGATATTTGACACCCCGCTTGAGTTCACCGTGTTCGATAATGGCGACGGTAGTTATCTGGTAGAAGCACCAGACGACATCGTTACTGATATTGGTGCGGGCAGGTTTATCATCGACCACTCCAGTGTCGAGGACATCGATGGAAACACTTACACTATCGTTTACTCATAGAAAGGTCGTCACATGGCGTCCGTGACTGTATATTCTGCCGACAAGGTCGATGCGATTGTTGCCGGCGTTGTGGAAAGTATCCCTGAGCCCGTCCCCCCGTCGAACTATATTGTTCTCGGTGCAGCCGACCCTATTCCGTCGGGAACTGAGGATAATACGGTGATTGTACGGGTGTCTTGATGTCTATTGATATTTCCGCACTCCTTTCAGGGGTTGAAACGCCCTCTGTGGCTACCGGTGTGCTTCAGGGTGGTATTGAGAAGCCAGCCGAAACATATCTTCTTCGCAGACTCTCTAACCCCAATCGCACGGTTATCGAAGCGACGTGGGGACAGGCTGTTCTAACCGATAATGCTCGAACGGTATGCCTTACTGGTCGTTCGGGATCTGGAGGCGCGTTCCTTGAACGAACCCTTGTTCAGCTAGATCGATATTCGTCGGATACTTTCAGCCGCACTCGTCCTTCGACTGGCTGGGGTCTATCTGAGGGTGGTACGGGTACTTGGAATCACACTGGTGGTTCTGATCCAGCCAATTACTCTGTGACTCCTGGATTTGGTCAAATCTACGTCGATACGGCATTGGTCACTCGCCATGCATTTCTCGGCAGCTATAACTGGACTAGTCAAAAGATGATGGTCTTAGTCAAGTCTAGCCGGACGTCCGTCGCTTCGGGTGGTTTAAGCTACGGCTTGGTTATGTGTCGTGTGGACAATAACAATCACTATCGGTTGCATATTCGAGTCGGAACAACGGGTTCGGTCTATGCGCGCATCACCCTTAATAATGCGGGAACTATTTCTCAACTGACTGAAGTACAACTAGTCGGACTGGTTGCTACGGATAGTATCTGGATCAAGGGCGAAGTTAGTTCCTCTGGGGTTATTGATATGTACGCGTGGAAGGACGGACAAACCCCGCCCGTATCTCCCACGGTGACGACCACCAATACGTCATTTTCTACTGACGGCGGGCGTATGGGGCTATTCGCCTCTCATAACTCTGCCGAAGGAACGACCCCGGCGACATATTCATTCTCTAACTTCACTGCCGAAGGAACCGTAGTCAACCCCACCACCGTGGTGACTCGCAGTCGGGTGTATATGCTTCCTTCCCCACATGATCCAAACGGCCCAATCGATCTTCCTTGGTTGGCCGTCCGAGCAAAGTCGTCAGCCCCAGAAGACATGTACGATATTTTCATGCAGTTTATGCCCGGAGCAGCAGCTCAGTTCGATGAGCATGGAGTTAAGGTTCGCGGCGACTCTCACTATGGTCCACTAGGCTCAGATCCTGCAACTTTCGATGGCTCTCGAATCGAAGGTTCTGATTTTAATGATTATATGGGGGTTGACTGGGACTACGGTTCCGGTGGCATCGATACTAATGAAGAATCTCAGCTCGGTGCGCTTGATTGTTCAGGATTTGTTCGAATGGTATACGGCCCTATGGGTCTCGGCCTAGGCCTCCTGCATTCAAGCGTCACCGTAGGCGATGGGGTAAATCTCACTAAGGTTTCGTATAGTCAAATGGCTACTACGTCTCTCGGCGTTGAGCTTATTCCGAACGTACCAGACACAACGCCTTCGCCCACTGACATCGCTAATCTACAACCAGGAGATGTTGTGGGATTTGACGCCGATTCGGGGGAAGCTACGTCGGGTCAAATTGACCACGTAGGAATCTATATTGGTCTTAGCACTGAGGGTGACCCCCTGTTTGTGTCTAGCCGAAAGACTCCCGATGGTCCTTCCTTCTCGAAGACCGGCGGTGCTTCTTCGTTGTCCGGATCGGGTTTGTACGCCACCCGTTTTCGAGTGGCTCGCCGTTTCTAACAATACAATCTAATTCTTGAAAGGAGCCTTATATGTTGTCCATGTCGAGTAATGGCTCCTTTAAGAGGACGCAGTCATATCTTCGTAATCTTTCCAGATTAAACATTAGATCTATACTGGAAAGTCAGGGTCGAGCGGGTGTTGCCGCTTTAGAGCGTGCTTCGCCCATCGAATCCGGGTTAGCTGCTAACTCATGGAATTATGTTGTAACGTCAGCCGGTGGAAATTATACAATTACATGGACTAACTCCGACGTCGAAAATGGCTTCCCGGTAGCTATCATGCTTCAGTACGGATACGCTACCGGGACCGGCGGTTATATTCAGGGACGAGACTATATCAACCCTGCAATAAAACCCATATTTGACCTTATTGAGAAGAACGTACGAAAGGCGGTGACCTCCGCATGACCACCATCGAAGAACGCGTCGTATCAATGAAGTTCCAGGGCGAACAGTTCCTGGCCGGAATCGATAAGAGTCTTCAGAAACTCGAACAATTTAATCAGAAGATGAAGATGTCGGAGGGCACCAAAGGCCTAGAGGGTGTTGGCGCCGCTGCTCAACGACAGTCGACCCACTTGTCCAAGCTTGCCGAGAATGTTCAGCATATTTCGGATCGCTTTAAGACGATGGGCGTTGTTGGAATGGCTGCGCTCTCTAACATCACCAATCAAGCCGTATTTGCAGGGCAGAACCTAGTCAAGTCGTTGACCGTGGAACCAATCATGCAAGGTTTCCGCGAGTACGAGTTGAATATGAACTCGATCCAGACTATTCTGGCTAACACTCAGGCCTCGGGTGTAAAACTCAAAGATGTTACCAATATTCTGGATGAGCTCAACCATTACTCGGACCAGACGATTTACAACTTCGCCGAGATGGCGAAAAACATTGGTACGTTCACCGCAGCGGGCGTTGGGCTTAAGCCTGCTGCTTCCGCCATTAAGGGTATTGCTAACCTAGCAGCATTATCGGGGTCAAACTCGCAGCAGGCTTCTGGGGCTATGTATCAGTTGTCCCAAGCTATTTCCTCTGGGCGCGTTTCACTCGAGGACTGGAACTCGGTTGTTAATGCAGGTATGGGCGGTACCGTATTCCAGCGAGCTCTGGCTCTGACCGCCGAGAAGATGGGGACTCTCGATAAGGGCGCAGTTAAGCTTAAGGGGGCAATGAAGAACGTCTCGATTGAGGGTAAGTCCTTCCGCGAATCAATCACTGCTAAGCCTGGTCAGGAATCATGGCTAACATCTGAGGTTCTAACCAAGACCTTGGCGCAGTTCACCGGCGATCTTAAAGACGCTGAACTGGCCGCTATGGGTTTCGATAAGGCGCAGATCCGGGCTATTCAGGCGCAGGCAGCAACGGCTAAGGCTGCTGCCACCGAAGTTAAGACTCTCTCTCAGCTTATGGGGACTCTTAAGGAGTCCGCAGGTTCTGGTTGGTCCCAAACCTGGAAGACTATCTTTGGTGATTTCCCTGAAGCTAAGACTTTGTTCACCAACGTCAGCAATTCTATCGGTGGTTTCATTGGTGCTTCTGCCGATGCGCGAAATAAGGTTCTTGCTGATTGGAAGGCCCTTGGTGGTCGAACCGCACTTATCAACGCCATCAGTAATTCGTTTAACGCGCTGTTAGCGGTGGTAAAGCCTATCCGAGATGCTTTCCGACAGATTTTCCCGGCAACCACCGGTAAGCAACTGGCCGATATGTCTAAATCCATTGAAAGGTTCACTCAGAACCTCAAAATAGGAGGGACAACCGCAAACAATCTTAAGCGAACCTTCGCTGGTTTCTTTGCAGTTGTGGACATCGGATGGATGATTCTCAAGGAATTCACTAAAACTATTCTTGGATTGCTCGGCGTTGCTACTGACGGTTCTGGTGGGTTCCTCGAATTTACAGGACGTGTTGGCGATTTCGCAGTTAGAATGCGCGATGCGGTAAAGAATGGCGAAGGTCTTCGCACCTTCTTCCAAGGCTTGGGTAAAGTCCTTGCTGTACCAATCAAGCTTATTAAGGGTATCGTCGGGTTCATAGGGATGCTCGCCGGTAAGGCTGCTGATATTGATGTTAATCTTTCCCCCTTGGCAAAGATTGGTACTCTCGCATCTACCGCATGGGATAAAGTAGCAAGCATTCTTACCGTAGTATGGGGTAAGATGCAGACGTTCGGACGATGGGTTAATGGTTTCTTCTCCAAACTCGGCGTCGATATTTCTTCGATGCTTAGCAACATCGACTTTAAGGATGTTCTCGCGGGCGTCAACACAGGTATCTTTGCTGCTATTGCTCTGATGTTGAGAAATCTCATTGGTGGCGGAGGCGCGGGTGGAATTCTGGACACCATCAGTGATGGGTTTGAGAATATTACTGGCGCACTTGGAGCTATGCAGAATACGCTACGAGCGGCAACTCTACTGCAGATTGCCGCAGCAGTTCTTATTCTTGCGGTTGCAATGGATAAGCTTTCTCGGATTGACCAAGAAGGACTTATTCGATCCGGGGCAGCAATCACATACATCTTCACAAATCTTATGGGCGCCATGCTCATTTTCGAGAAGTTCTCGAGTTTTACTGGATTTGCTAAGATGCCGTTTGTTGCTGCATCCATGATTCTTCTTGCGGTAGCAGTGAATGTTCTTGCGTCAGCCGTTGAGAAACTCTCTTCTCTCGATTGGGAAGAGCTTGCAAAGGGATTGACGGGGACTACGGTCCTTCTCGGATCTCTAGTCGCTGTGTCTCAACTGATGGGCAACCCCGGAAGGATGATATCTACGGGACTTGGACTTCTTGTTCTCGCAGCAGGGATTAAAGTTCTAGTAAGTGCTGTTAGCGATCTTTCCGGATTAAGCTGGGAAGATCTTAGTAAGGGTCTTATAGGCGTTGGGGCTATATTGGCTTCGCTAGGCCTGTTTACTAAGTTTGCTGACGCTAACAAGGGTGGAATTCTTCAAGGCGCTGGTCTTCTATTGCTGGCTGCAGGGATTAAAATCCTAGCAAGCGCAGTGTCAGACATGGCCGGTTTGTCCTGGGACGAAATTGGTCGAGGCCTTACCACCATGGCCGGAGCTATGGCTATTGCCGTAGCGTCACTAATGCTTATTCCACCGACGGCGCCTTTGGCTGCCGCAGGAGTTCTTATTGTAGCCCTTTCGCTTGGTAAGGTAGCGGACGCTTTACAGGAACTTGGCTCTATGAGTTGGGGTGCAATCGCTAAGGGTCTCACCACCATGCTTGGGGCTATGGCGATCATCGCGGCT